GCCGGGGTGTCGAAGTAGTAATAAATATACATATATATTTACTACTGCTTCGTAACTTTTTGTCTAGAGCAAACCTCATTGCAAACTAAACAAACCTCTATCAACCCTATTGAACACACCAACCGTTCTGACTAGCTTTGATAGCCAGTTTTGTTGCCTATTGCAATACTGTTATACTCTAACAAAATTTTAGAATATACAAACAAATAAATATTCTGATCTAAAATCTTGCTCCAAGTAATTCTTGTTGTAGCCTGGCAAACCACCCCGGGGCTTTGCCCCCAGGGCCCTTGCCTCAACCTTGGAGAACTTCTCCAAGTTCAGATCATATAGGTTTAAGGTACCTAGTAATACTAACTACTAAAAATCTGCCCCGGAGTACCCATATTAAGTCTGGATCTCCATAACTAAGCTTGCTTAGTTAAAATCCCCCACCGCCTTGAGCATTAGCTCGGCGAAGCACCGCAACACCGGTGTCCCCTCCCCTTCAGGGACTGGAAAGGACAAGCCCTACGGCCCGCCAAAACCTACCCTGACCCCGACCCTTCACTCTACGGAAGGACAAGCCTTTAAAGCCCGCCAAGAAGTAGAGTGTACTACTACAAACTGCCGACTTAATCATGGTCATTCTTAAACCGCAGTTCGTAGGCTGTATACCAGCACCAAAATGTCTAACATCAGACATTACACAATATGGCCAAACAGGTTCACTCTACGAAGAGTTAAAAAGTAACCACAAAACATCCAACACCATCCAACGGAAGCATCTTGAAGTAGTTGCCACTATCAACGTAAAAGTCCCAAGAGTCATGTATAATCCCAACGACTTTCCTTCTATTCAGAAAGCAATTTCTGATAATAAGGACTTTCTTTACTCCGATAAAGGATTTTTCCCTTCACTGCTCGTGAAAGAGTATGATCCCACAATGTTCTCACGCTATGGTAACCCACTCGGATACAAGAACAGTATCTATCAACCAAGCTGGGAGTCTAGACTAGTTCCACCATCAACTAATGGGGTCTACCTTCAAGTACCAGTGAATCAGGACTTCAGTTTCGTCAATGCCTACTTCGATGCCACGGCCCACGACTTTGACTACATGGACCAATCTTCCGTTTATCCAGTAAACCTGACCGACGAAGAGGCCAAACACCTATTCACTGTATCGCCGCAGTCAACTGTCATCGCACCAGGCTCTCAATGCATGCAACTCGTTTCATCAGTCATTGAGGCTTTGATTCAGATCATGAGTGGTAATGGATACCAACTAGCCACCCATCGCATTGATCTCAGTGCCAGTGTGCCATATAACATACTGGGTTTACAGGCTGCACTACCATCATGCCTTTCGCTCATTCAAGTTAGTTCCATTCAAAACCTGTGTATCGTCCAATATAAAGATTTGCGAGGCAATTTCCATGCAAATATTGCCAACGCCTCAAAAGGCAGCCTCCGCTTCTATGACAACAAAGAGTTTCTGGAGGCTAATCACACCATCGTCGCAATCTACCAAGTCAACTATCGACTGGACATGTCAAAGCTGCCAAAAGACCACAAGATCCAAAAGGAGTACTGTTTACTTCCGAGAATTGTAACTGAGAGGAAGACATCTGGTGCCTTCATCAAAGATGAGAAGGTCTACCCAATAATTATTAGTCAGTCAATCTACGTGCACGGCATAAACAAAACTGGTACAACAACAATCCACCAGTACTTTAGTCAACAGTGCCGCAGCCAAGGAATCTTCTACATGCCTTACCATCGCGAAACCCATAACAAATGCTCACTTGCAGTTGGAGAATTTAATACACGCCATGTCATCGGCCCTTTCTCCACAAAAGCCTGTGCTGCTGGGTCTCTCCTCAATAGACGAGCCCATGGCTACAATTGCTTACTCAACTTCTACCACCAAATCTGTGAACATTGTCAAGCTCACTGGTCTGTTCAAGCTCGTAGTGATAGAAAAATTACTCAAGAAAACGAGGAAGCATACCAGGCAGCAGCCAACTTTACCCAGTTCTGTGGTGCATGTACAAGGAAACTTCATAAAAACATACGGGATTGCACCTGCCCGAAGAAAGGCATTTCTCTACGATCCGACATCAAAAGCAGTCTTCCTGACAAGTCAAGACGTATTGCCAGCGCTCACCACCATAACCACCGCCTTCTCTGCAAGGCGAAGTACATATCGTGGTCTCCTTCAGTCACCTTTCCAACAAGCCTGATATGGTCCGCTCTACCAGAAGAATGGAATTTCGGCAAGAAGCCAGCACCAAAAAGGCCTCCACCACCGGCCAATGGCTTTCCCAAAATCAATTCCAAAGTGTCAAAAGGCCAAAACATCACTAAAGCGAACGAAAAATCCGCAGAAGGCCAACACCATCAAAGCTCTCAGCTTTACAAAGAAGTCAAAGGAGGGAGAGGTGACTATGACCATATCGACGACACCTGGGATCGATACCATCTCAGCGATATTGAATACGCTTCAAAATCTACCACCCCAGGTCTCTATATACCACTCGAGGTCGTCGAAAAATATGGTAAAGAATTCATCCTCAAGTTCGACGCGCAAAGCCTAAAAGACTTTCTGAATGAGGAGGCTGCAAAGAATTACCGCCAAAACACCGTAACCGGTGGTGCTTCTACTCAAAGCCAAAACCAAAGCAAAGCACCAGTGACAACTCAAAAAGTTGCCGAAGCAATAACAGAACACCAAAGCATGGCAACCGAAAGAGTGATAGTAAAAAAAGAAACAATTGCAGAGGAAATAACTGCAACAGATCAGCTCCAAAGCTTTGCAAAGGTTGAAGCCATAACCCGACAAGACACCTCCAAGTACACCATCAGCAAAGACATCGCCATACCAAGGCCTGTAGCTAAATCTGTCAACCCAGCAGTGTTGCCGCTCTTCGACGTAGACTCATCTAGTCGTACCATAGTCTTTACCGGATATGCCGTACCGGAAACCACAATAAAGCGCTACGAAGAATTGGCTCAACAGCCAAACTTACAGCATCAAGATACCAACTCCAGTCAAGAATACGACAGTGATTCATCTGAAACAACCGACTCAAGTAGTGGGTTTAGTGGAGATGAGGATACTGACTTCGACAACTTCACACTCGCCAGATACGGTAGCAAACATGCTACGTACTACAATAAAAACGGCGATAGAATTAAGATCAAGAATTCCGAACTGGAGTATGGAATTGAATGGCTTGAATGTGGTCCTGGAGAACATCTTTACCGCCAATACCACCGGAACTTCAGAAAATTCAATAAGACTGAAAGTGCAATTCAAATGCTTGCAGATGAACTGGATATCAAAATACACCAGAAGTCCAGAGTCGAAAGCACCAAACTAACAACAGCCGACGAAGAGGTTAACAATCAGTACTATACCATCGTACAGAAAATCGACAATGAAACTGCCCAGATTGATCAACAGGTCGAAGTTGGCATCCTCAATCAGCTCTCCCAGACCAAAGAAAAATTGGGTGGCGGTTTATTTGAAGAAATCTACAGTCAGGCAAACCTCGAAGAGGTGTTTCCTTATAAGAAAGAAGTAGTCAACGACACCATCTACTACAAGTCCAACATCGACCTCGTCTTCGAAAATGCCAGTCAACTCTATGCCGACGTGCTTCAAGAGTATGAGTGTTTCACAACTGGCCTTGAGGAAATGAATGTCAAAAACTTCTTTCCAACAAATAACCTAAAGAAAATACTAAAGGAACTCATCTCGTTGAAAGGATTTGCATTCAATGTGTCTTGCTTTGCTGTTACCAAGGATAAAGCACTCTTGCACTCTGAAGCAAGCAACTATCTCATCAGAGGCCAAAAGAACAACAAAATTCTGCAGTCCTACAAAATAGAACAAGTTGCTAGGTTCGTGAAGGGCGAAGAATATCACATACTACAAGCTTTGTTCTTACCACCAAACGCCCAGGGATTAGAGTTTGATGATCCTGAAACAACAAAGGAAATCTCACTCGAACTACTCGATACCATCTATCCAATGGATGGCTCTGACTCGGAGTTTGAGTATGAAGATGAGTTCTCAAGCACAGGGTCTGAACAACCACTGGAAAAATTACCACAACATGGTGATCAACACCATCAAGACCAAACTTGTGGAAGATTCCCACAACAGGGTAATCAACACCATCAAATAGTGGAACAAACTCATGAAACCCAATATCCAACATTGGAGACTCAAGAGCCCCCAGTGTGTAGTGCTCAACAAACCGATAACTCAGAGTGTCAAACCAAAGACCAAGAAAAACAGGAACAACAAGAAGACCAGAAGCAACAGCAGTCCGGCCACGATGACGAACACCTGAAATACCTTGTCCTTGGCAATAAGCAAACTCTCAAGATCGATTTCAGCAAAGTTACAACATGCCAACAAGTCTTCGGCATACTTAGAGCACACCCACAGCTTGTGGAGGTTGAGCCTAAACTTAAGGTTCAGCCACCTTTGTTCTATGCAATCGTAGTCGAAGAATCCCACTTCGCTGTTTATTCGAGCGAGAGTTGCAGAGACTTGGTTAATTCAGGCGAATTAAAATCTTTCGTCCTTTGTTCCGAAATCGATACACTGTTTATAAGGAAGCCGGAATGCCCAATCAATCTCGACCCTTCCAACTTCAACGAGATCCAAAGTAAGAGGTACCAGTCCTTCATCGAGCAATACCACTTCGAGAAATACAACAATGTCGTAGTGGCGCTCCAGAATTTCATACTCAACGGCCAGATCGATCCAGAGTTCTGTAACACCGAACCTACCGATCGTATCCGATGTTACTATGAAGCAACACATGACACTACAATAGAAAAACCAATAAAAAACATCACTCCATTTCACGTCGAAATCGTCCAAAGCAACGATGAGGATGGTTTCTTGTGGTTCCGTGCATACACCGACACCATTCCCAAGGAGGCAGTTCTTGTCGCAAGACACCAGTGCAATCCAGAAGACTTTATCGTCTCTGAGGATAAGTTGATCCATGTTCACGACAGAATCAAGGACACTCATCGTACCAGACACAATTTCATCTATACAAGAACTGGTTCAAATCTTTACCGCTGGGAATTGGGACCCTACATAACACCAGAGTCCAACCTGACATCAGTAAGCAGACAACTACAAGTACTGTCTCAGGTTAGTATTTCCAACGATCTTGCAAGAGATGGCTTTGTATGCCAGCGTGACTCCGTGCTCCATCAAGGACTTCTTGCTGTCTACAGCGTCCTGTCTAAGTTTACATTCCACAGTAGATACACTGACACCAAATTGGCGCTCAATTCCAACGAGGCAGAGGATACCAAAAGATTCTGTGAGGGGCTTTTTAACAAACTCCCTCAGACTCCGTGCAGCTTCGCACACCCAAGAAGCAGGAATCAAGTCGACTTTCTATCAGATCTACACCAGCAGGCAAGTGACGTCGACTATGGTATACGTACAGGCCCGGGCATAAGGACCCCAGAATTTAAAGCCCCTCTCAATTTTGGACCAGTACTCGGCTCAGGAGTCCAGGGCATGGTTTATGACAAACTTACTCATGTCGTGAAAGTCCAGCCAAAGGAAACAGGCATATATGAGGAAAAGATAATCAGGCAAATCCATTCCTTGGGAGTTTTGCAATCCACCGTCAGACTTCAAGGTTCATGGATAGAAGATTCCAACCACTACATGAAACTCGACAAGATTGAGGGTGCCGATCTATTAACAGCAATCAGTAAGCACTCCTTTGACCAGAGACTTGGCTTGGCCTATTCCATCTATAAAGAGTTGAAATATTACTCAAAGGCCGGTGTGGCACATAACGACCTACACCCTTGTAACATCATAGTCGACTCAACAAAAGCCACAATAGTCGACTTCGGTCTAGCTGTAACAACTCAACAGTGTGGACCTGCAACGATTGAGTCATCCAATGCACAGTCACTATACCGCATTCTTTTGAGTGTCCTCTTCAACGTGGATACTTATGATGTGGCAGCAAACATCTTCTTCAATACTGTCATCTATGACTCGGTTGACGCAGTTACACAGTGTGCCACGTTTTCGGGTATTGGAGACATCAAACACTTCCCCGAACGTTTTTATGAAGAGTCAATGAGCCATCTTTCTATACCACAAGCAATACCACCCAACACATCAGGCAAGAAAATCGCCATTGTGGGCGCACCCGGAGTCGGGAAGACTACTCTCAAGGAGTCACTTGACTCAACCTACGGACATAACTGTTCCGTATACATTATACAGGAGTTTCCTGTGTGCGAAGTAACTGCAGATGCAATCCTGTTGTTGCACACCAGCCGGATAACTGAATGTGATGAAAGGCAATACAAAGCCTTAAAAGATCAAGACACTCCCATCTTTATTATAAGAGGTCAGATGGACCAAGTCGTTGAAAGTGCTAAGCGAGTACATAAGCCCACCAATAGCTTAGAAAGTAAGATCAGGCAGTACTTCAAAGATGCATATCAACAAAAAGTCTACTGCATCTGCTGTTATAACAACGAATTCGACTTCAGTGTCCTGTGCCAAGACCTCAATAATACTTTGAGTCTTCAGTTCGAGGGGGTTGTTTATCAAGATCAACTAACACCAAGCAAGTACGAGGACAAAAACCCATTTAGTGCACTTGCTGTTGAACCCCTTCCTGAATACAATCCAGCCAACTCAACCAATGTATCAATGGAAAAAGAACAAGCCACTACACCAAGTAACAGCCTCCCAGATGGCCCAAGTAATGTGCCACCCAAAGAACGCATGACAGAGTCTCTTCAGGCCCCAAGTTGTGAAGCTATTCTAACAGTAGAAAGACCCCAGGCACGTGTAGATGAGTTAACTCCATCTTCAGAGCATATTCAAGCCCACAATAACTCAATCAAAAGTTCAAAAATAGAAACAACTTCTGTAGATATCTCCCAGACTTATGGCAACAATCCATTTGTATCAGAAATGACACCTAGTGCAAACAATAATCCATTTAAGTCAAAAGGACAAGATACCACACCAACCACTCCAGGATACAAAGTGCCATCTAACACACCGGCCAATCCCAACCCATTCAATATTGATCAGTCAATATTTGGAAGTAACAACCCTTTCACTAGAGAGGAATTCTCTAATGATTTGGAGGAGATGGCAAAGATTTTTGCCAGTGTAGAACAAGCAGTAAACGCAGAATTTAGCAATATGCGAGCAACTTTTGGCCAACACCAGTGTAAGAAAAGTAAAAACAGCCTTCAAGCTCTAAGTCAAGTTCCACCTGATGGTGTTGTGCCTCAAACATCTGGTACATCACCGCTAGAGTCTGGATCATCTTCCAAGAGAGTATCTGGTGGTCTTGTGCCTCAAACATCTGGTACATCACCGCTAGAGTCTGGACTATCTTCCAAGAGAATACCTGGTGGTTCTCCATCTCAAACACCTAGTATACCACCGCCAATATCCAGATCATCATCCAAGAGAGCACTGAGTGTAGATGAAGCAGTACCAGATTCATGGGAGGATATTTCAACAGAGACGTGGGCTCCCAAGAAAAAGACATATACAAATACCAAGAAAGCCAAGAGACTTCGTAAGGAACCCATTAGTCCAGTTTCCACCGACACCAACACCTCAATGGACCAGAATGTAGCAGTCGACTACATCATCAATGGGCTGCCTTATATTGAATTTCTTTGTAGCGAAGCAACATATGGCATCAAAGTATTCAATGCTGCTATCAAGGCCAAGACAGACGAAGGAGTCAGTAGAATAAAGAACTTCATCTGCTTACGTAGAATAGCAAAAATCAATGGTGCCTATTTCGTTAATCTGCTCAACAGCCTATGTAATCCAGTGGACACAAAAACAGCCATGCGTCAAATCCTCGTCGCGATCTCCACCGGAGATTACCCCCATTTGAGGAAGTACTATAAGCAAATGAAGGCGTATTGTGCAGAAGACCAAACATCACCATCGTCCAAAACTCTGCCTCTTACTTCGTCTACATTCGTCCAAATTAAATTCCAGGACACCTTTCGGAAACCATCAGCCTATCGGAACTCGTGCTATTTGCACGCTTGTGTCCCTGTCTGGGAAAAGATGAAGAAGTACTTGACATTGGCTTCAGAGGATATGTTAAAAGAATTTCAGGACCAACAGGGTTGTGCTTCTGAACTATTGTGTGCAACGGGCGTACCGTTTTTCACCATCAAGTGTTCTGTCCACGGCGGCTTCTACACTTCGGCCACCGAGCTCTGTAACCAGTGTGAGATTAGTGATAAGTACAATTACGTCCAGGTGCAGGGTTCATATTCTGAAAAATTTCAAGTCAGGAACATTGAAGTTAAACCTTTTGTTTGGCTCTACTACTCCGGAAATGGTATGTCAGGCCATTGGTTCTCAATTTTCGAACGAGACGGTATCAAATATCATTGTGATACCGGTCGTGTCGTCCAATTTACCAACCCTCTTCCGCAGGCAACATACACCGTTTGTGAACTCGTCTTTAAACCAGAGACAGCAACTGCAAATCTTGCAGATCTCAGCGGCTTAATTAACATCTACCCTGAGCATCTTGCAGCAGTTGTCTGCCAACTTGAGTCAACGCTTGCAAAGGGCTACTCAAAGAAAGAAACCAAGGACTCCATTGACTACAAGTGTGCAAGGGCTACTTATAGAGTACATAAGAATCTCCACAAATGTCACCTCCATCGGCACGATACAATCTACGTCACTGCAGGCCACATTAGTCCAAGCAAATTCCATCATACCAACAAGGTCTATACCAAGGAAGTCTACGAAGACATACACTTCACGGCAAAACCAGTCAAGTCAAAAGCACCGAAGTGGCGAAAAACTTTGCGTGTTGCAATTACCGAAGCATTCAAGAAACTTTCATGCGTTTCAGTGGTACTTGATGCAGGTTGTGGAGAAGGTAAAGATTTAATCCATCTCAAGTCTATAACCAACGAAGTGCTTGGAGTAGATCTCCATGAGGATAACGCTCAGTTTTCCTTAACCGGGAAGAGGCATAGAATGCGTGTCGCCTATCAACAGGTTGATATGAACACCGAAACCTTTGCATCCCTCATGGATAAAGTACCACTTACAACATCATTCTTCTCCTGGCACTTCCATACAGCACCTGAACGTCACCTCGACCAATACCACATCCTGCCAATCTACAACAAGAATACATACCACACGTGGGATGAGGTTGCTACTGTGAACACCTTACAGGCAGATGACGATTCAGTCTACCACAAGATCACCATGAACACGCTTACCTCCACCGAGCGTCTCTATACAAAAGAGTATTGGCAGAACAAATTCGGGTGTGATAAAGTTGAAATACAATCAATCAACGACATAATACCAGAAGAACAGAAACTCGCCCACTTCGAAAACTACATTATCATCAAACACTTCGGGGAATGTTGTGTCAATACAAACAAGCCTCCGGCAATATTGGAAGTAGATCTTAGCGACCCTCAAGAGTCATTTGGGTCCGCAACTACCAGTATAGAAACTTCTAGAGAATCAACATCCGGCACAATCCCATCGAGTGAGTGTTCTGTTTATTCAGGTTACGTCGTAGAGGAAGTGGTGAAACAGCTCGATGTACTCACCGTACATTCTTCCGACATCGACCACCAGGGAGTACATTGCGGTATATCTTGTATTTTGGGTTCTAAAGGCTCCGACATCTGCCTCTACCCAGATTGCGTTCATTGCACGTATAGTACAGATACCTTTCCATCCGAGCAAGTTCTACAAAACATCGTAAAGTTCAACAAATGCACTAACGTCACCAAAAACCAGCTCTCCAACTATTTCTTCAACACTCTACACACACTCGAAGAGCTCATCATTCCATTATCTGATGAAAGCCAATACGATCTGGAAAAATTTTGGGTACAGGCCTATGTCGACAAATCAATCTACGATTGTTTGCTCCTACTTCCATCCGCTAATTCGAGTCCTTCCGGCTGTATGCTTAACATCAACATCGCCAAGAAGCACTTCGATAGCTGTGTCAACAAAATCGACGAAATTCCAATGAATGCAAACCGTGTCGTCGTCTGGGCCGGTACTCAAAGCGAGACAACTGAGGCCTGTAACCACTTAAGACAATTCTTCCGATACAACATGGCAACTGTGGATTTTCAGTACGGTTTCTTAGATTGTTATGAATTCTGTGAGGGGTCTTTTAGAACCAAAGAAGACAAAAGGAGCTGGCTTGAGTGGCTTACCGAGAGTATCACTGGCACCACAAGTCTTGAGGGCTTCACATGCATATATGGGAGTACAACTGAAACTTCCAACGTAAACGAAAGTCAACCAGATTTCATTAATAGGTTTATACAAAAACACCATCTCAATAGTACCGCGAGGTTCACAAGCGGACGAGAAACCTATTTCTTCTCCGGTCGGTGTAATGGTAAGCTACCGAAAAACATCGAAGGATGCTACCATCAAATGTCAAAGTGTGAAAGAGATGGTGAGTTAACAGTTTCATCGGCCACAATACAAGGGAGAACTACTGCAATCTGTTCCATCGTCTACTCAAGTGAGGGCCATGCAGTTTACCTGAATGGTATTAAGCAAGATTTCATTATTAGACGGAACGTAGGTATACAACACTTACTTCGACAAGAGCTAGAAGACTCAACACTACAGGTTTCCGACTTTATTGTTACTCACTTCAAGAAGACAAAAACGCTCTACCGCCCGGATCTTCTTTGGTTTCTACCATTCTTTCTATTTCCTGGCATCAACACTTTGTTGCTCCTTGCGTTCTGTTATCTCATGACAAGAAGACCAGTACTGTCAAAAATTGCTTGTTACAAGTCCTTTTCAGTTGTCGCAAACCATCTACCGTACAAAATTGCGGAGGCAACCGGTATATCTTTACAGAACGCAAGAATATCAACTCTCATTGCCAGTGCATTGACTGTACTTTACATCCTTTCCTACCTCTTCTTTGCAGTTGTTGCCAACCATGACCTCGTCAATAGCAACAGACCGTCCTACCACTCAATATTCCAACAGATTCTTGCTTTGGCAGGAATCATACCTCCACTCGACGATTACAAGCAAGCCCTCACCATGCGGAAGCTATGTGGCAGAAACTATCTTTGTCACTTCGGTAAACCATATAACAAGGCTTACCTGGATGATTACCGGCATTATGTCAACTCAACTGGAGCTTCCTATTTTACGCAGTACATCCTAGCACTCATTTGCTTTCTTCCACCTTGGGCCTGGCCATTGTTGCTTACCTTTGCCAAACCGTCAGTACAACTGGCAATCTTTAACATCATCATTTCCATCGGCATTGGTTTCTACATGACTAGATTTTACTGGAGGTGTTGTAACCGGACAGGCCCATTCTGTCCCCGCCACATGAAAACCAGGCAACCCCAAGCTTCTTTCGTAGTGGATGGAAGAGTTTATGTTATTCCAGTCATACAGACCAACTTTTGTAAAATTCACAACTACTGGTGTAATAACAACAACACCCATTTGCTGCCCAAACCAATCGCAAGAACTATCGAAGATTCATTTAACATCAAGAAAAACTCGATAAAATGCGATAGTTTTTACAAATTCGTCGCCAACGGCAAAGCCGCAGAAGATCTCCCACTCGACTTCAAGGACTACAGTCCAGACAAGGTCTACAAAATCGACTCACTCGATTTTTCCGTCTGGTACCACCGTTGTGCGCTATTCGCCTATCGTACTTGCCGGCAGGTTTCCTTAGCCGCTAGTGGAGACTATAACACCAGACAGGTCTCTATGACAGGCGATATGCTTAAGCTTTTCGACGAATTCGGTGGTAATTGTTCTGATTATATCCAAGGACAAGTTGCAGGCCCAGAGAACAACTTCCACTTCAAGTTCTACAACGCCCTGACAAATGACCAAAGGGCCGCAGTGGAGGAGTACTGTTACAAATCCGGTCAGAAGTTCACTCTAACATGCATTGATCTCGACAACTACCTGAGTGGTAAGGTCCCAAGTTGTTTCGACCTCTACGACCTACCTTCTTGCGAGTTCCATCAAGAAACCATACAGCTCGACAAGATACCAACCAGGTTTCACAACCAAATCTCAACTTTGGCCTGTGAATTTTCATTTACTGTCAAGAAATCAAAAATCAAGCATGCAGTACGTAGTATTAGTGGTTATCTACACATCATAGGTATCATCTTACTCGGAGTTGTTCTTCTATGTAATGTCATAAGAGTTAAGGTCAATAAAGGTAGCTATCCAGCAGGACTTAACCCCTCCGGCTATGATTATACAAAGGGTCAACTATATATACACCAACAGATCACAGGAGCTGAGCCAGTTTCACTATCCTCCATTTCCAAGTATCAAGCATGGCTTTTCCAGAATGGTACGTTTGCTTTCACACAAGGCCGAGTAGGTTCTACCCAACGTACCGACTGTGGAGAGGTTTCTCAGTCTTTCTACGTCCGTGAACATGTCTTGGAGTGTGGAAAACGAGTCCCAATATCCGTCTCGCTGTCTCTTTTCAGTATTTACATCATGCAGTATGCGGATAGTTATGTTACACCTTATGGCAGCATCGATACCGATGGTCCAACAACATGCATCGGTTTCGGTAGTGATCTTATGTGCCATGCCCACGTTGTCTTTATGCCGGCAAGCTACTTCATTTTCTACTCAACACTATTCTTGGTACTCATTGTCACAGTCATGTACATCTTTCTTAAGCTACACGCCTACTTCGGCCGCTATACACCAGACATCCTTGGACTTAGTATCATCCACCTTTTCATCTGTATTTGCTATTGCATACATCCTTTGTGTGCTTTCTTTTCGGTTGGTGGCCTTGTCTTTATCCCGTTACCAGTCGGTAGAAACTTTGTCTACACGTACTGTGTGTGTGTAGGTGCTTTCCTTAGTGGTATACAAGTTTTCATCGTGATGCTTTTCTATCTCTGCTGTGTCCTTGTCTACTGGTATCTCTCACGAAACCCAAGTGATGGTATTTCCTATAAGGATGGCGTTGTTGAGTTTGGCTCAGACTACTCAAAAATCGCCAATTCTACATTTGTAGTACAGGTTGACTCAATCAACCGTATTATTAATACTACTGGCATGCCATTCGAGAAGATCCTTGAGTACTCCCGTGGGCCTCTGGCCAAACCAGAGTCAGCATTAGCACAAAAACTCATACACTGCCAGATCACTGGCACTTCATCACTCTATGAGCCTCCAGTTCGTAAGGTCCCCGTTTTCCTCCAGTCTGCTTGTCATCGTGTCAACGAAATCTTCGTTGATAGAGGCAACCTCAACAACGTTTGCCTCTTTCAGTATACCGATGGAAATACCACTCAGACTATCGGACACGGAGTTTTTCTTGACTCTAACACCGTTCTTACAGCCAGACATGTTTATGGCCTTATGACCAATAACGACAACGTCTCACTATATTTCAACAAGAAGAAGATCAGTATCCTCAGTTTTGTGGAAGTTGGAATGAATACAAGGATCACAACAAGTCCTACTGAAGCAAAAGCTTTGGTTGTAGATGAACACCACGATCTCAGGCTCGGACACCCGTACACCCAGCTCTCGCTTTTAGACTGTAAAAATTCCGACTGTAGACTATACCCACTTGTTCCAACCAGTAGTGGTCACTTTGTCAATGCCAAGACATTCGCAGGAGAATCAGGAACACCAATCTTTTACGGTAGTACATTGATTGGCATACATCAAGGAACAGTCAATCACAGTGTCCATACACATACAAGTTCTTCACATGCGCTTGCTACAAGATGTGATGGTACGGGCTTCGATAAAGACTTCAATGACATCATGAAGACAACAGGAGATTTGAAGTACGATGGTAACACACTTTTTCGTACACATGTCGTTAACCACTCTCCCCCTCTCACAACACGTCAGGAGTTTCTTGCCGGTATAGCAGCAGTCAACAAAGTACTCGATGTTCATCCATACATTACCTCCATAGATGATCCAGCAATTCTGGGAGGCGAGTCTTACAGTACCGAAAAATTCTTGGCGTTCGTAACATCTAGGATGCCAATTCGTCAGTGTGACTTTCAGGCAGTGGCAGTGACTGAGGGAGTTGAACTTCAATCAAACCGGCTTGCTAGCTTTGCACTTTCTTTCACGTGTCCTACTTGTATAACATTGTGCCTTGCAATTTTCAACATCATTTCAATGATTTACAGTGGTACAGTGGATAACTTTAAACTATTCCAACTTATGGTCTCTGGCTTATTGGCAACAACACTAATTCGCAATCGTAGTGCAATGTGCACCGTCATCTTAGCACCGTGGGTTTTGAATTTAGCCTATAACTACTATTACTTGGCCATCAAGAACCTTGATGTTCTCTTCAATGTTGAAGACCCAGTTCTCTACCTTGCAGCTGCCAAATTCTATTTTCAGGACTTTGTAGTGCTCCTTGTTGTGCTTTTCTTTTTCGTTCTGCGTGTTGCTATCATGCCATACCGCCAACTTCTTTTCACATTCGGTTTTGGCATAGGAGTTTTCATCTCAGGTGGACTGTCCTTTGAGGCTTTAATCCTCTACTTTGTCTGTGCAAGCTTTCCTTCTAGTTGGTTTGCATTCTTTTGCATCCTTTTTGCCAACTCTAGGTATGTCGTGGTCTGGTATATTGTCAACTTGTTTCTCTCATTGAGACTCCAATACCCCAAAGTAATACAAATGCTCTACCGCCACTTCACCGCGGATGTTGTCATCATCTCCAGGACTTATATTAGCAGTTTCACTGCCGTCCATGGTAGGCTACCAAGCTTTCTCGAATGCGTCTTTAGTATACTTTACTATTCGAACGCAGGTGGCACAGTGGAATTTTTACCTCAGAGCAGATTTATTCAGAGGAAAGTTGTAGGTCAACATATAAATTCTACCAACATCGCTGAGCAAAGCAAAGCCCTCATGGACCCAGACAAGAAACTCTTCCCATTCTTTGTTCAAGCTGTTGAGGCAATACTCCAATCAACAAATGCCGCCCAAAACGCATTTTTACAATGGGTCCAAACCAACGGTTCAATTCGTGAACTTGAGGAGTGGCAGTCAGCCAATCCCTTAACAGCAGATGCATCTCGTGAGGATCGGAAGCACTATAACATCGTCAACTCCAGAATTCAGTTTCTAAGGGCCAAAGAAAATCAGCTCGCCAAGCAACTTAACCTCATCCACCAAGAACAGATACGAGGCCTCATCCGAACCGAGCAGGCACACCAACTGTCTCAAATGGTTGATAAGGCTGTTGTAGACATGCAGGAACGCTTTGCCTTTAAGCATCGAAAGTTTGCAAGAGGAGTTATTGCTGCTTCCACATTGTACCACCCAGAACTGGTTGTTGTCACTAACAAGAAGAGTAGTGATGCAATTTGTTATGACGATGAAGCAGAGTGTCTGGCTATAATGGGAGACGACGATGTTTACCACCTTAAGTCGCTCGAAACCAATGCCGGCAAAATGCTTACTTGTATCAGTGATGTGGAAGACTTGCCAGAAAACGCTTTTCCACTCAGTGGCGTACTTCTCAAACCAAGTGCTCAACTCCAAGCGAATATCGGCTATAGTCTCAATACCGCAGACGTGGAGCTTGATATACAGGAAGGTGTCGTTAAGCGTATCTTGCATAAAGAGAAAGACAAATTCGTCTTGGCTAACGATAACAACCCAGAGAATGTCATGTTGCCAGTTAACAACACAATGGTCGAGTTCAAACCAGTTGGAGTTATCACCCCCTCACTACTAACAGCAATCATTGCAAAGTTACGAGAACATACCGTCAACCTTCAGAGTCACATCAGATTTGGTGGGATACCCAACGTCAAGGAACATGTTGCAGTGTCCAGTGAGCCGCTCCGAACTCACGGTTACTATACCGTTTGGGGCCCAAGTGTTTGTTGGAAGTGTCTGAACAACGTCAAGCACATTTGTGACTATCCAAAATTTGTCCAGATACCTAGTGGTGTTACTGATGCCAAGCAATTCCTCATCGACAACAAACCATGTCAACACAACAAGTTCGTCTGTACCTGCAACAACAAGATCAGTTGCAACGAGCCAGTCTTACAACGAAGGACTTTGCGGCAGCGGCTTGCTTTGATTGAGCATTCAAAAAACTAATCAAGTCTGCATTGAAGCAGGTCACTGCAGACTTTGAGCTTACACCAAGCCAGATTCACAATATCCTGCAACTAAAAGACCCAGAAAACTTCCACGACAGTTCTATCCCCAAGACCAATCAACCACATTGGGTATTCACTTGCCTCCGAGACTGTGGGATTAAGCAGATCACAAAGACTAACACCACCAGGATCTATCTTGATCACAAACTTTATCTTCTAAAAATACCATCTGACGAAGAAGTTGGGAAGGAAATTAATTGCTATAATGCATATAAGAAGTACGACTTCTGTGTTCACCATCAAGTCTACACCCTTTCCAACGGTAAGAAAATACTTCTACGTGGTCCAACAACTGAGCACTCAATTGGAGATCTTGTCTATGCTCACTTCGCCAACAACACCAGTGACGCATTACCAATTCCAGACAAGGCGGACACCAGGAGGACAGGTGAAATTCAACAACTCACCATCGAGTCTTTTGCCAACGTCTTCGAATCGCTTGATAGGCTGCGTGACTGGTGTTTGGCAACCAACGTCAAACTGCCAATCACCCTAGACAACATCGATCTTAATGGTCGTTATATGGACTTTGGTGATGTAGATTCAGGTACACATAATGTTGACAATGCCCTCGCAGATCTTCTTCGTTGTTACTCAATGGCACACAAACCCCCACCAGAAATCACCAAGAAGTGGTTTCCAGTTAAACACAATTTCAACGAGGGTTCCTGGTTGGATAAAGTCTTACAGTTCAACAACAACTTACTGCATGCCAACACTACAACAACCGAGCTTTTCATCGACGCTTCTACCGGAACTACGAGTAGTTATTACAACGAGGTAACGGGTTATAGCGAGATCAACAACTCTTGCCTTGATGCATGCAGCGACTATACTAGAAACCTTTTCCGCCTACAAGATCCAGGACTGCGATTCCGTAAACCTGTTTTGAACATTGCCACAGTTACAACTCAACAATGTGAAGGAGACGATCCCAAGCAAACTGGTGCAAGACCTGTCTTTTACAACGAGGATGCATACAACTACCTCTCTAAATACGTGGACCCCCATGTATTGGATGAGAGTTTCACCTATACTTACTACCAAGGAGATGACAGCGACACACTCTCTGACTTCATGTTCTACGACTACCAATCCAAGGCATTTTTCCAACCATCAATTCTCAAATTCCTCTTCGAAAGAACTCTGGAGGATTTTAGTGCTTGTGCCACGGATTTAAGATATAGTCTCTTGGACTGTAAACCTAGGGATTCCAGCCTGGGTGCCTCCCACTATTCACTTCGGGCAGTCAAACAGAACAAGTTGTATGAGGCAGCTCCTGATGACTTCATTGAGGAACTTGTTGCTCTTTCAAATGAAACACCTCTCATCTTCACCACCAAGGTCATTCAGAAGTTCGCTCTCACAGCAAAAGCAAGAGCTAGGACAGTTGCAGCCTGTAGCATGTTTAGTAGTACGCTTTTCCGTGCCATCCACAAGCCAGTCACCGCCAACTTCGTCAAACAAGTACAGGACGATCCATCCTCAGTGCACCACCTTATCGGTATCTCAAAATTCCATCTCAACTTCGATCGATACATCAAGACGAGGTACGGTAGTCTTAACGATTACGACATCTTCGGTAGTGACTATACCAAATGTGACAGAAGCTTTCCCGCTGTACTACGAGTCCTTGCCGCTTGTGTATTGTATCAGCTTGGTGACTGGAACCCGAATACTTACCACCTGCACAATGAAATCCACTCTTTCATATTTGACCAGGTCGAAGTAAATGGTTCTCTGTATAACAAACCAGGTGGTACTTCGAGCGGAGATGCAACAACAGCCTACGCCAACACAATCTACAACCACTGCGTACATCTTCTCGTCCAGTTACAAACTCTCGTAACCTCACCAGTGCACAATAAACATCGTGCCATTAAGGCGGCGGCATGTAAGGCGTGGCAGACTGGAGACTTCACTGAATACAACGTGCTTCTCGATTACTACAACAACGAGGAGTATCGCTTTAATTTTCTCAGTGACGATAGCTTTATTCTTACCAGCAAGCGAGATCCAACACTACCCAAAATCTACAACAAGGCCAACTTCGCACGTAAGCTCGAAACCATTATTCATACAACAGTGGATGAGGGTAAGTCCTGGGAAGATTCAAGTGGTGTCATACATGAGTTTTGTAGTTCCAGAGTCAGGCTTGTTGATGGTCAGTATCATTACATACCAGAGAAGTCCAGAATTCTTGCAGCACTACTCATTCAAGGTAGTAGCTTAACTAGAGACATCGAATTGCTAAGAATAACAGCACTTCTCTGTGAATCAGTCATCTTCCAACTGGTTGATCAGCCTTTCTGGTCGGCACTCTGGGGTTACTTCCAAGATACTTGTACCAAGTTTCAACAACAATACGCATGCCTACCTATTCCAGACATCATGACAAACGTTGAGTTTTACAGGAAATTACTACTGGACCCTAAAGGTTTTGAAGAAGAGTACTTAATAAACATCTTCACTGAGTCCAGCATTAGGCGGGTTAACCTAGAATCCAAGCAAACCTACAAGCAATGTTTTTGTTGCAAAAATCCAACCGTCTCCTGTTGTACCGACTGTCCAGTTCCTTATCCTCTCTGTGCCTATTGCGCATTTGAACATCACAACGATTGTGGCCACATGGTCACTAACCTACCTAAATGCACCTATCCAGGGTGCACTGAGCAAGAGCCAGCTAACATCTGTTTTTGCGTGGTAGATGCAGCATTTACATCCAGGTGTAGGGAACATACCACAGTCTTTTCTATTCCATCTGTCGACTCGGCTTTGCGTTGTTTTAAGCTACCAATGGTACAGCAGTGCATTAGGCTACCAACATCAGTCAATGCTCTTGCACTTACCGTCGATCAACTTAGTGAGTGCACAGACTTTTTCAGCTGGGATGGCTCTTTGGATAAACACTTCAACATCGTCCGCTTACTACACCACTCATATTTACTTGAATCCTTCAATGAGACCAAGGAGGAAGTGTACACATATACAGTCATCGACATCGACAACAACACAGTCCAAATTCCGAACGCGAGATACGGCTCCACAACATACTGTTACATACTAGACCAAAAAGGTAAGCAAAGACTCAACTGCACAGTCGACCCACTCGGTGGTTGCATCTTTAAGCTTAGTTTCCTCGATCAGACTAAACGGTTTACCAACTACTGCAACATCACGAGGACTACAAGATGCCAGAGGTTGGTTCTGCCTGGAGAATTTGATGTTTTTGAAACAGCGAAGTTTATACATGGTCCACCAGGAACCGGAAAAACAACCCACTTTATCAAGAACTACTTCTCCCTCGCCGACAACTTTCATAAAGTCGTTTATGCAGCCCCAACACACAAGCTTATCCAAGACATGGATCTGGCTTTGAGTGGTAGAGATGATGTGTCCGTTACAAAGTCCAAGTACAACAATCGTGACTACATACATGCAACCAACGATACATCCAAAGCAATCCATCTCGCCACTTTCAACGTTGCCCAACCCTGTGTTGGTTCCATCTTGCTCATCGACGAATGCTCTTTGGCCACACCCCTTCAGGTCGTCAATACCATAATACAAGTCAGACCATCAAAAGTTGTCATTGTAGGAGATCCATTCCAACTCAGTCCTGTTACTCCACACACAAACTTCCACTGGGATTATGACACATTCTATCTCAGGAAGCTTATTCCAGAGTCCAACCAATCATCTCTCAACACTTGCTACCGATGCCCATCTGAGATCTTCAATGTCTTCGCCGGTGTTTACCATCGTGCTGGCATACAATTTAATCCAGCAAGTATAGGAGGTGAATTCAAGGAATACCCCATCCGAGACCAAGGCACCAGGATAGATGTCTCTGTGATCAAAGAAGCCCATTCAAAGTTTAAGAGCTTGTCTGAGGACTACATTATCATCACCAATTACCGTGAGGCAGTCTCTCAGGCCGAAGCCAGTGGTATAGACAACGTCTCAACCATCGATTCTAGCCAGGGTTTGACCAAGGAGGCTGTTGCAGTTGTAATTTATGGTTCTACAAAATTTTCCAAAGTCCTCAACCGTCTGATCGTAGCATGCTCTAGGGCAACCAAGTATCTTCACATCTACGCAAGTCCATCAATATTAGAGCATATCAGTAAGGCAATGTATGTAAACAAAGTGGAATTACAAGTCCACCTCACCAAAGCCTGCTATCTACGCCCAGTCTCCATCGAGGAGGTTGCTTGCAACATCGGTGCAACAGCAGTTTGTGACATCGAATTCTATCACTGCCGCCCAGATAACACCAACGATAAAAACTTTCTTGGAGCCGGTGAGGTTAATTTCTTGACTAGTCGGCAAGCTACAATCTTCTTGCGCCCACATTACAACCGAGATGGGCGTTTCTATGACCCGACCAATTCAAAGATCAGTGTCGGTAAACCATGGCGGTACATGATGAGGCACTTACCAACTAGAGAGACTTCGCATGTCCATCTTCATACCATGCTCAGCTTTCTTAACGACACCACCGACCTTTCGAAACATCCAATCATTATTGTACTCTTCAACGGCAATAACGACATCGATGCCCTGGCGGAGTTCACTTTACCACCATGTGGTTGTGCATACTGTGATAATCCAGCAAGGTTTGAGTCAACACAGGGGCCAGTATGTCAAGGACACGTACGAAGTGTGAAGCGTTTAATCGCATTCCGCGACGCATGTGTTTACAATATCAGTAGCCCGACAGGTCTTAGTGTCACCCATGCCGACGTCTGTAACATCTATCATGGTGAGGCTCATTCTGCCAGTTCCGATGTACTTATGACATCTTGCATCCTTTACGACAACCTCAAACCATATCTCGCAGAGTACAGTGGTGTTGGTGACTGGTGTAAGGTATGTTTCTCTCCTGAAGATCCATCAAATCGTTGCTATGGAGGTACTTTATTAGTTGATGGCCAGTATATCAAAGATCAGCATACACCACAGGTCATCACACCGCAGCCTCCGAGCGTTCATGTCAACGACTACTTACCAATCACCGACTGTTTACTTCCACGAGTTCCATCATGTCATCCTGTTAGTTCCATCTTCGTCTGTAAGTCATGCTGTGCATATTACAACACCCACTTCCATCAAACAATGGATAAAAGGCGTCTTGGTATCGAATACAACAACAACGTCTCAATACAACTTAGCCAGACCGAGAAGTCACTAAAACTATCGGCCGAAGTCCTACTTCTTCCTACTGGGACCTTTGTCAAGCTTGGCCAAGACAGTGGTATCTTATACAAATTCTACAGTAGTCTTGATCAGACAATCAAACGTGCAGCAAAGGAAACTTCACAACCAGTTCCAGTTCTTGATGTCTGCCAGGCTCTCGGTATCACCTGCACCAACGGTTTAGTACACCCGTTCTATCCTTACAAGGAAGTTATCGACTTCAAACCATGGGATACAGTTTTGAGTGCTACGGCACTTGATATTAATAATCAGGTATATGTGGTAAATAAAGGTTCAAACAAGAATCCGGCCTTCCGGTATGCAGCCTTCAACATCGGTTGTAATGAGCAAATTTTTACCAACAAATTCGAAATCCCACGGTTCGGCCTTTCCCACTACATCAACGGTGAATTACAGGAAATGCCAGAGACAATATTTTCCACCGGTAGGCTACAAAACCAAGACAAATTCCTATTCCAGGGAGAAGAGGTGACTGAGAATATTCACATCGAGGTTGGTGAATATAATTTCAATTCGACAAAAATTGGAGGTATGCATTGTTACCCGAAGGGCTATATGGAGGAGGTGAGCAGTTCGCTTGCTAAGCTTCCAAACAGCCCACTTTGGCACGCAACTGTCGTTGCACAAGCAGGTTTAAAAATCAACAACTCAGTCTGCGATTGCTACATACCATCATTGCTCGATGCCATCAAGAAATGCATTACTAGTGACACCATCTCCATCAAAACTGTCATCTCAATCGACTACATCAAAGTGCCAATCATGATCTGGTCAGATAACTTCACAGTGAAAACCGCATACTTACAGGCTGGAGGTCCAGATAACAGAGTTAGAGCCAAAAACACCCCCTCAGACGGTTATGTCATCGTAAATCCGTCAATTGCCCCACTGCACGACAACTTAATGGAGCACGAGGTTAACGCAAGATTTCTTAACAACCATCTCTACAACATTCAGCCGTGTAACATCTCCAAGTACGTTCAAATCTGTTCCTACATCAACAACCGAGTCAAGCCACTTGCTTTGCCGCGAGTTCTGCACCTCGGTGCCGCTACTGGAGATGAGCACTCTTTCATTCCAGTCGGTGGTATAGTTTTGAACTATTTCTTCGGCGAAACCAATGTAGATCACCTTGACGTCCGGAGTATCAATGACTGCAATGGCCAGTTCTCAACAAAATGTCGATTCGATCGTTACGACCTAATCATAAGTGACATCTGGCAAGAGGGTGATAACACCGAGTTACTCATCAGCTACATCAATGAAAAACTCGCTCTCGGGGGTTCAGTAATCTGGAAAACAACAAGGAGGTCCACCATCAAGAACATCACCAGCATCGCCAAGAATTTCGGTCTGTACGAACTGTTCTACTGTTACGTCAACTCCAATAGTAGTGAGCTCTTCTTCTCATTCAACTACAAGAGCCAGAACGTTACAGTACTAGAAGAAGATGTCTATAATGTTGTGCTCCATGCCTATAACACCAGGCTAGCCCTACCAAATAAACCTGTCATCGCTTCCTCACTCGACATCAGCACGAAGTTTAAGCCATCCCCTGGTTTTACTGTTCCTGAGTGGATGTTGGCCCGTATAAGCACCCAAAATTGGAAATCGGGAAAATTCAAGCAACAATGAATATCCTAATCTTAGCTTGCTTCGTTCCAACATTAGCATACTACGAAGATTGGGATAAAAGTATTCTTGCAATCAATGCGACAGACTATATAAATTCCATCTCCAAACTAGGAACCCTTTTACAAAATCCCCACCCAGTCGACCACGTCAATCTACCAGTAAAACTAGATGTACTGCAAGAAATGCTCCAAAAATACAACTTATACGGCAAGAAACAAGCTATTCATACCTATCAAGGATCAACACTAAAATACTACAATACTTACCCTGGTTCCGTTTCGGTTGTCCACTCCAGTACCAATATTTCTCAGGTTTCTATAACTAGGGGTCGAATTTCACTAGCAGTGGCCTGTAACGCTTCAATAGTAAAAATAGACAACATACACTACCTCGACCCGAGGCAACATTTAGCAATTAGAACTTTCAGGAACAAGTCGAATCCTTCCTACACGTGCAAAGACTACAACAAGGTCAATTACACGACCAGAAAGTCGTCAAGCAAATCTTATGCGGTCGACCTTACAACTGGTTACTCAATTGAACTCCAAAGGCTGAACATACCTCAAAACTACACAAATAATAGTTGCTATGATGACTACAAAAGATTCGAATGTGCCTCAGTCATGTGTAATGAAACACTCATAGCAGGTAAAAACAAAAACAAGGAATACGACTTCAAAGTCTTCCGGTGTTTCCTAAAAACTGACAACCAAAACTACAAAAGAATAACTGTCAAAGCAGACAAGAAGGTAGAAACAATTCGACACACCTGCCATTCTCCAACTGGCTGCATCACCATTATCGATGCAAAACCAATTCTTACCATAATCGACAACGTCATCGTCGATGCTCCTAAAACGGCAACTGACATCAACTACCTACGTCAGGTTTCACTTGGCTATGCAGCTCAAATGTCCAACCACGTTTGGTATTGTCCAAAGTGGTCTCTACCATTCTATCTCGACTTCATCTACAAATCCAAGACCAAGGAGCAGTATGACGCTTGTGGCTACAGAGTTATTCAATCTACATACAAACAGTTTAGTAACGGTGATGTAGAACCCAGTTCAAGCAACCTCAAATACTACTTCTTCACGTCTCAATTTGAGATGTACTATTTTTCACCCCTTGGTCTGCTCACTGTGCCTTTTGTCTACTCCGCAGCTCCGAAACAGCACAAACCGCTCATCGTGAGTTTCGGTACACCCCTCTCCATCAACTACGTACCACCTGCAGTTGTTGTTCGTAGTGGACAAAAATTTGTGGATTTTGGACAGGTCAATGGTACACAGCTTTACGGGCCAGACCCACAATTCGTTTCCGGTACCACGACCCTCTTGCCAACAAAGGGTTCCTGCCAATACAAATCTGGCTATTTCTTTCGAGGTTCGTTTGAAGTTGTTCCCAAACAGGGCATTCCACTCTGTGGCCCAGCCGACCACCTACCAATGCTCAAAACGTGTTACAGCAGTAAACTTCAGCCAGACCGCATTACAGTCTTCGCTCAAAAAAGGCTTTGGATGCCACCAGTCTCTTGTATTACACTATGTGAAAATCCTCTTAAGTGTACAAATCAGGAGACTGTTAGTCCTTATTATCAGGCCTGCGTGCTTATTGCTACCCAAATCAACGAACTCACCGGTAACAAGGGTGCCCCATTGGGACTTCCCGTAGATAGTTCTCTCTCATCCTACCTCTTCAACGCCACCAAGTACGTCAACTTCACTCAAGAGGTAGTTAAAGTTCAGGAAATTTCTGCAATCAAGCCGCTCAACAACGCACTCAAGAAGATCGACATTCTTCGGCAGAGGCTTAGGCCCCTCCGTGGAGGTGGTCCTGTTAGTGTCGACCCCAGCTTCTTTCTGGACATCTGGAGCGAAGGTCAGTATAACGCACCATCTGACATGAACTGGGTAGCAGCCTTCCCCTGGCTTTCTGGCTGGCGATTCGGCCGACAAATCAATACACTCAACTACGCAATGGTTGCCGTTGTGGACGCCCTTACTGATTACGTTCCAAAACTCAACAAGAACTTTCAGTACATTTCTGCTGTTCTCTCTTCTGTTTCAACTCAAGCCACCACCAACTACAAATCAATCACTCAGCTCTACAACAACTTCAAGTCATCGTATTCAGATTTAACAAAAGAGATTAACAACATCAAGCTCCAACTCGCACGAGACCAGTATATGGCAGCCAAGGTCGCAACCCTCAATAATCTATACACTCAAGTAGTCAGTGCCAAGGCAACCATTGAGACCGACATCAAGCTCTTTGCAATCAAGAGAGATCAGTGTAGAGGCAGGGCTTTTGGTTGTACAGGCAATGCAGGTACTTACCTCTTTCATTCCGAGATTGAAACTGAGGACTATCTACAACTAATCATCTCTTATCTCCGACCTGTCAACTGTAGCTTTCTCTATCAGACATCATCTTTCTGTCTCTACAACGTTCTCTACGTGCCACCTTTTCCGTGTATCATCCAATCGAAAGACATCCCGAATCAACCAAGTGACCTCCAGTACATCAACATGACTGACGGAAAGGAATGTCAGTTGGAGGTCCTTAAGATCTCCGGTTGCGATCAAACCCCTGAATTCACCGATGCAGTCAAATTCGTTAACCTTTTCGACAGCCAAATCATAAGACCGAACGTCTCAATTACCAACTTGCAGTTCAATGAGAAAATCGGAAACATTACTGGCTTCTTTCAAGGAGTTAAGTCATTGGTTAGTGGTATCGAATTCCTAAAAGATCCATCACAGTACTTCAACGACACTGTTAACAGATACTACGATGCAATTTTCAGCAATAGCAATGATTGGTCCTTTCTCGACTATCTTAAGGTTGCATTGGTGGCATTGCTAATACTCTTGCTACTACCAATAATTATTCCAATCGTCCAGTCATGCTTTTCATGCTGTCGCCGCTAACCATTTTTCTCTTTGTACCTATTGTTGTTTCAACCATGGCAACCAATTCTACTCCAACTGCAACTACTTCAGCAGTTACACCATGTCCAACAACCCTCCAAGTTCAACCTCCGTCAGTGACTTTAGTCAACTGTACATGTACAGTTGGACTTTGTGCCATCGATAAAACTTCTGTTTCACAAGTATTCGGTGCAATGTACGAAAAGAACGGCATGTATTACTTTGGTGTTAGTGTCGTGGTTGTAGCCAGCAACTTCACCCTCAATTCCACTTGCCATAGTGGTATTGTAGAAAAATCTGACGTATATACAATACCTATAAATGATTCGTGTCAACTTCAAATTCCAGGCCAATTCTTTAAGTATACCGGAGATAACCCAACTTTTACATCACAACCAATTTCTCTTTGTCCAACAACGGCTCAAATTCAAAATCCACTACCGGTCGTCAACGTCACCCCGGTCATCGAGGGTTTCTTAGACAAGCAAGTCAAATGTCAAAACTTTTCATATCTTGCTCAGGCTATTGCTAAGGGCCCAGGAGGCGGAGATATCTTCCTCATTTCAATTGCCACCATGTTGCTTGTACTTGGTATGTTGCTTTTCTGGTGTTGTTGTTTGCCCCAAAAGACAAAGAAAAGCACGAACAAATACTACTGAAATGGACGCAATCATCCCACTTCTTCACTTCATTCTTTCAGTGCTCATTTTCCTTGCAGTTACCCTCAGCATCCTACTGACTCAATATCTTTGGTTCAAAAAGATCAAATCCATCAAGTGCAAAACTCAAGACATCGAGCTTCAACCACCGAGCTATAACAACTTGCCAGATCAATACGGGTTCATCGAAGTCAAATTGAACAACTAATATTCCGAAATGGAATCTAGTGTCTCAGTCCTTAGTAAGTCCCATAACTGGGCTAAGGATTATATTCGTACCCTTGTTTCGCTCGACTCTGCACTTCAATCACTGGCAATCTTTCTCGTTTTCCAGTACTTGCTCCAAATGCAGTTCAATTTCCTACCAAGGCTCAACTCCAACTTCATCATAAGGAAGCTCCATAACCTTGTCCATGTCATCCATCTCATCCTCATCTTCGTATTGTTCTATTCACTTGATTCTTTCTTTGCCGAAAGGCGTACTTCAGCTCAAACGTTCACCCTTGTCATCTTTTCAGTCCTCGTCATCGGTTTGATTCTCTATGTTCTCTTCTATGTCACCACAAGTGTGCTCATGTTCATCAGGCATAGGTCTTTTCAACTCGCCTTCGCCGGTCCTAGAAGTTTCATTCTCGACAACCGTGTCTACCCTGTTGACTGCTTTTCACCTGTCATCGTCTTCTACAAAATCGATGCCAACGGTTTCACTGAAATCCGTTTTGGTGAGCATTGTCTTGACGCAATTCCAACCAAAGTCACCTACAAGTCACTTCTCAATAGCATCTCTTTTACCTACCACTCAACAATTCCTCAGGGTAGGTCTTCTGTCGTAGTTTTCAAATCAAACGAAACAAATAACCACTCGATCTAATGGCGAACCAAAGACGTAGACGTAACCTCGGCCCTCGGACCAATCAAAACATCAATCTCACTCAGCTTGTCGCAGCACTCAATCGGAATGCCCAACCCAAAAGGCAGCCCAAGCGTAGGCAACAACCAAACCAGAACAAGAAAATCGACCAAAGAATTTCCCAGCTCACGCAGGTTGTCACGAAGTTAGCAATCAGTAATGCACCCAAGCCAACCAATCTCTATCATTTCTTCAGATCCGAGGGTGAATCAGTTCCATCTATGCCTCATCCACCAGACCTTGAAACTGACCTGCGCCTTCGTGCGTCTCAGAATGGAATTGCAAAAATGTCATCTGATGTCAGAGCTGCATTCGTCAGCGGAGCCGGTGAGTTTACTGGCACCCCTGATGGAAAGGTCGCCTACCATCTTATATTCATTCCTCTTCGGGCAGCCGACATAAAGCCCAGTGCCGTTGATGAAAAAACCAACTGATGGGTTGCCGACGATGACTCAGATGTCGTGCTGTTTTCGCATTACCAACATCTGAATGCTGAGTCCGATGCATGACATCCTCGTCGGTACAGTTGAAAGGACTCAAATAAAATGATTCTGATCCTTCTTTTCATTGCTCTCTCTTCTGCAACATCTCCCATTCATGACGTTTGCGGCCCTGGTATTCTTGCTAGGCTCTGCAATTTGTCGTGCCAAGAACTCTCAGACAGTTGGAGCTTCGATTTTGTTCCGAAACATCAGCCTTATGACAAGGTCAAGATTGGCATCATCAATGACACTCTTCCAATTGACCAAATTGTCAGTGGTGGCTTTTATTTTCCAATTGGTTTGTATAAAAACAATTCCCAAGACTTTCTGCATTATTTAAAAGATTTAGTCAATCTTAACACTAGTAACCCACAATACATAAAGATGAATGGTACCTGCAAAATCAAATTTGCCCAAAACAAAAATTTTATTACGGAAAGTCGTACTATTTTTGTGCCAATCAGTGAGTTTGCAAACGTTTCTCAACCACAGATTCCTAAACATACAAGGTTCGTTACTAATGCAAACTTCACACTTGATTCATTCACCGTACATCTCAATGATAGCAATTGCAATAATACCAACTTCGATCTATTTGGATACAACATAAGTCAACTTTTCAACCTCAGGAAGCACTCTACAAGTACAATCAGAAATGACACTAGGCCATTCTATATCTCTTTTATCAAAAATCAAATTGGGCTCTCATTGGACTGGAGTCTTCAAGGTAACGGCACACAATTTTATGTTTTGCATTTCAACTCTACTACACACAAAATTTATGGCTCCTTAAGTCAATACATCAAGTACCTCACCGTCCCAAAGTACCATGTGAGTTTTAATTCTGATAGGGGTGTACCAACTCCATACAATCAGCCTCTTAAGGCTTATCAGAACTGTATGACTTATTCAAAAACACAAATTGGCTACTTTCGACTTCTCAATGCAATAATGTACTATAACGCCTCTGTCCAATGCCCTTATCTTGGTGGTTACGGTAAATACTGTCCTAAAGTAACGCAACGTTGCTTTACAAATGCTTATGAGTCCTATTTTGGTGACATCTATAAATTCTATCTTTTGCGGGCTCACCATTGTATCAGTGAATTTGTGGATCTTCCAAAACAACCAGAGTTTCTCAAGTGTCTCAGCAACTTTACCACAGATTGGGCGACAACTGGTCTATCAACCTACTCACTCCACAGTCTCGACTCTTGCCTCCATCCAATCATCAACAATCAGGTGCTCAATGTCGTACTTCTCGCCCTCATCACTGAGCAGTCGAGGGTTAGCGATATTAAAACTTATCTTGACCTTTTCGAAAGTAATGGTGAGTTGAGTTACGACTTACATAACATCTACGCAAAGCCCGTCGACACCAAGGGCTATGTACCTTTTGTTGCATACTTGCTGAGTTGGTACGTGAAACTCTGTGATATTTCATCATTCAAATACATCTATGCATTTGTCAATAGGGTATGTGACCATACATTTTCAACCAGCTCTAACACAATCTACCTGCCATTCTGCTACATCTTTTCTGGTAATATGTATGAGTTTAGTAAATGGTATTCCAAGGGCAATATTCAACCAGAATTTCTCGAACTATTGGACTATTATGTAGATTTCAAAGTAGCCAATTCCAACAAAACTTTCTGCAATACCACTTCAATTGATAAACTTTGTCTCAGGTCACCATTCAAAGTTCAGGCGTCTAATTACGACGTCCTTGGTATTAGCCCCCATGGAGAGAATCAAATCAAGATCACAATCAAAAGTTCCACTTCCATCAAAGGCTGTAAGGTTTTGGGTCTCAATTGCATTTTTCTTGCTAGTAGTACTAGTCAATTTACCATCGGCTCAGACTATTCTCTGCCACACCCAACAACTCCCAGACCTCAAATCACAACTTATCCTACCCAAGTAGGTTCCACTGCTAGCACAGTCCTTTCAACGACTGTTGCAAAACCAGAAAAACCTAGCGTGGTTTGTAATCATTTACCACCGATTTTCATCACGTTACTAGTAATTACCATCATATACGTAGCAGTGCAGGTCTGGTTGAACAAGTCGAAGCTTAAAACCCGTCTTCGACAAACTATGAAATAGTCTTATGGGAAGTCTTTTTCAAGCATGCGTATGCAGCGTATGCCAGCTCTATGCCGCTTAAAATCTGCAAATCCAGACAATAGTATTGAAATATACTCAATAAGGCCCCCACGCCTTCCCTCATGCAACTACGCAGATACTTGATATCGCGAAGAGCGGCGTAGTGAACCTACGATGGCCCCGTAGTTGAGAAGCACCATTTTCATTCTTTGGTGCGGTTTAATTCATGAGGAGTTGACTCCACTTTGTAGCTAATTCTAGCTTCACTTTGAAGAGTCTACGACGGTACCTCCACACACCTAACGTGGTTTGCACAACATTGTTGTTTAATATAACTTCTTTTATCGGAAGTTAGGCTAAAGTCCTAGGATCAGCCTCGCAGTAAAACAAACATATCACGATCGACAATTTGTCCAGCTAAGACACTCCATCAACTGCCAGATCGAGCAATGCTCTCTGAATAAACTCTCGTGATACGGTACTGTGAAAGATTAAAGATAGGTGTACCAGCATCCTTGCTAGAACCTACCTTGTGCTCAACTGAAGTATGCTATTGTAGATTCACCCGGAGAACTGGGGGTGACTGGCAGAGTAAACCCTCTGTACTGAGTCCAAAGCAGCTCAGACCAACCCAGCCATAATTATCAATTGGCTCGGCTGGGAATTGGGAGACA